CGAAACACCAAACTTTAATTTTAAAGTCTTGGTATTCTTGCATGATGCCTTTAATTTCACTTAGGAAATCTTTAGCCTGCTCGTCACCGATTGATCCTGACATATCGATAGCAACACAGATATCAATAGTTTCTTTGAATTGTGTTCCTGGAAGAATAGCGTTCATATGCCAGCCCTTACGATTAGGACGCATAAATGAATAGTCATTTTTAATAGTGCTTTGGATTTGTTGACGCAAGATTTCACGCCAATTCATCTTAGGCTCTGTTAGTTCCTTAATCATGCGTTGTACACTAGCAGGAGTATTGCCAGCACCTGCGGCTTGCGCGGCCTGCATTGTAGCTTCGCGGATCTCGTCACGAATTTGTTTTAGTTCTTCTTTAGTGTACTTTGGCTGACCATCTTTACCATTCTCACCCCAGTCGATGTGGTCGTCAAGTAGTTGACCCAACTGATTAAGTTCTTCTTCGTCCATGTCATCGTAGATCTTGTCATAGATCTCTTCTGCACCCATACCATAGTATTTTGGATCATGGAAGATTGTGATGCCGTCGATTTTATGTTCACCGATACGATCACGCACCAATTGTCCGTTTACGCAATAGTCTGCGGCAATATTAAAAATGCGTGGGTTACGAGTTTCACGGCGACCCATGTGATCGAACACATTATGCAAAATTTCGTGTGCAATTACAAATTCAACCTGCTTAACTGAAAGCGGTTCAAAAAATTCACGATTAAAATAGATAGTACGACCGTCTGTAGCGGCAGTGCCCATCCACTCGGAGCCTTCTTCAATTTTTAAACGTGTAGCCATGTTGCCGAAGAACGGATGGCGAAGTAGTAGGCCCACACGGGCTACAATAATTTTGTCGATAATTGGATCTGTATGTGACATTAATGCTCCTTTACTGTATGTATATATTATAACACCTCCCGAAGGAGGTGTCAAATAGCCTTAAACCGATTTATTTCTCAGTTGCGGCACTAATATACTTGCCATATTTGGCATGGAAATCATCAAAGCATTTGATTTCATCTGGATCCAATGGCAATTTGTAAGTGCTCAAAGCCAATTTAGTACCCATAATAACCAATTCTGTTTCAAAGTTATTCATCATAAATTCGAAAAAGTTGTTGACTTGATCATTCCAGTTTTTAACATTCTTTTCGCAAGAATCTTTCAATTCATAGCATAAAGACACAGTCAAAGAGTACATGGCACTGATTTCTTTAGAGTCCATTTTCTTAACTTTGCCATTCAAAATATCGCTTGGGTTAGGCATTTTGCCGGCAATTTTACGGTGGGCCATAAAGCTAACAGCCAATCCTTCACCAACTGAGCCTGATACCAAGTCTGTTAGTGTATCTACATCTACGTCATCATCCGTTAGCAATTCGCTTACAAAACTCCAAGAACGTGGAGTAGCAAAAGCACGTGAGCTAGATTTTGGATCGAAATCGTACAAGCTCTTTTTAGAGAAGCTCAAGAAACCAACTACGTCCTTATGGATCTTGTTCTCAACTGCCCACTCGAAATAGTCATCCCAGTTAACAGTCATTTCCAAGTGAACAAAACGGTTAGCCAACGGAGCAGGCATACGGAATGTAACACCTTTGTCAGTTTCACGATTACCAGCCGCAACAATTGAAACATTGTCTGGCAAGTGGTAAGTGCCTACACGACGATTCAAAATCAATTGATAAGCCGCGGCCTGTACAGCAGGAGCCGCAGAGTTCATTTCGTCTAAGAATAAGACGATTTGTTTATGCTGACTTGCTAGTTCTTTGCTAGGCAATTCAGCAGGAGGTGCCCAGCGCATGGTACCATCATTGCTATCAAAATATGGAATACCTTTAATATCTGTAGGTTCCCACAAACTCAAACGTACATCAATTACGTGAGCTTCTAGTTCTTCGCCTAATTGTTTAATAATATCAGACTTGCCAATACCTGGAGGACCCCAAAGGAAAATTGGACGCTGATTTTTAAAAGCCTTACGCAAAGACTTTTTGGCGCCGCTTGGGCCCACTGTACGGCTGGAAATTTCTGGCATTTTAGTTCCTATCTTAAAAAAATGTTATTTAAAATAACGCTGTGTAAGTATGTATTGTATAGGAAACTAGAGTGTATGTCAACTGTTATCTGTGTTAGCGAGTTCTTTTTCTCGCTCATTCATGGCTTTAATTATGCCAAATTTTCTAATGTCGTCTGAAAACAACATTAGCTCAAAACCTTTGCGTTCTGAAAAGACAGTGATTGACATTGGAGTTAGGTAATATGGGCAATCCACATACCTTTCCAAAAATATAATAGTTTGGGGACTTAATTCGATCGGCTCAGTAAATGGAATTTCATATTCTTTCAAATCCAATTCTTGAACCAAAAATTCATAGCCCTCTTCACTTAGGCGAAAATTATTTTGTTTACCTGCTCTAGTACTTTGCCACCACTTACGACTGAACAGTTGTAAATTGGCATCATCTGTACTCTTGCCCCATTGTTGCAAAAAAATCTTAGTTAGGGCATCGCGTGTTATCATTTTATTATAGTGCCTTGAGTTAGCATTACTACTTGGAAATCGTCGACACCAAAAGTTTGGTTCAATTTCTTTGCCAAATTATGTGCATGGCCAGGATTTGAGAAAGAAACTTTTTTGTACTTTGGGCCTGGATAGCTGGTAAGGCTATTGAATGACTTTAGATTAAAAGGCTCGTTCTTATAGAATACTGCCCAGATGGCCTCTGCCTCTAATACTTGTTCGGCTTTGTACGTTTTCTTGTTAATGTGTTCTAATAGTATCTTTGGTTTTGGTCTTGCCATAATATGCGTCCCGGTAATGTACGCATATATTTATCTTTATTTGTCTTCAAAACCACCACCATCCATCGTAACACTAATAACTTCGGTATCTTGACTTGTTTTTAACTGATTAAACAATGTTTCGTAATCTTGCAATAGCTTATCCTGTATTTCAGCAAGTGCTAAACTTAACAACCTAGCCGCTTGAATAGGTATTCTTACTTCTTTTTGTTGAGTAAGTTCAGCACTTCTGATTACTTGAATAAGATTTGTGATTGGTGTTAGATTAATCTGATTTTGCATTAGCAAGTACCTGTTTCATTTCAAATTCAGTTTTAAAAGGTCCACGATACTCATTGCGTTCTAAAGTAATAACCTTAGGACAAAAGCTCTTAACCCAACCTTTATTGAATTTAATTACATAATAGCCTGCACAGTATAGACTTTTACTAGCATTGCTCTTGGTAAACAATGGAAGTTTGCGTCTTACATCATACATACTATTATAAGGCTTTACACTTGTGGCAAACCCGTGACATTCATTAGGTTCTGCTTGTGTAACTTTAACTTTAGTGTTGTTTAAAAAGAATCCTTCTCCAAATTGCTTGGTAAGGTCTTGTTTTTTGTTAAACATAACTTCACCTGATGTACTGCTCAGTATGAATTTATTGTTTTCTTTTTTGTGTAGTGTTGCGATCTTAGCGCCGTCTTGCTCTACGATCCAAAACTTACCATCCACAATAGGCTTGGCATGTATCTCTGTCATAATTTTCTCCTTAATATTACAAGGGCCCTGACGGCACCCGAGTAATGTACGTATTTATCTCTCATTCTTCGACAAAATCTACTACATTGCCGTCAGCATCTGCACAGATAATACGCACGGTTTCGCCAGCTTCGTTTTTAATTTCAATTGGTCCCCAGATCCACCATTCAGTTTCATCTTGATACCAACCGTCTTCGTCACGATCCTCTAAATCGTAGATGCTGTTTTCATCAATGAACTCTTGAAGCTCATCTTCCTCTTCTTCAGTAAGATCTACAAACTCAGTATCATACCAGCAACCGCCGTCAAACATTTCAACAAGTTCAACACTTTCAATATTATTAACTTCACAGTCTAGCATATTGATGCTGTCTTTCTTGCCATCGCCTCCGGGAACAAAAGTAAACTCAAACTCTGGAGGATTGTCGTCTGTAGTTTCTACAGTCCATTCACCATAACGGAAACCGTTAGTAGTGATAATTTTACCTTCGCCTTCACGTCGAACCCAAAATTCAACTTCTTGACAAGATTTTTTATAATGTGTGCTAACGGTCCATGTTGCCATGTTTATCCCCTTATTCTGCTAATGGTAAAGACAATGCTTCTTTGATAGCGTCAATCAGTTCTTCTTCTGTACCAACAATAACTTTAGCATTTTTCCAATCGTCGTTGTCATCACGTCCGCCGACTTCAATCATAAATCCATTGTCGTAACGATTGATTGTAAATGACTCGTTAGCCTTAACTAGTTTATCTGTAATTGCACTCATTTAATTTCTCCTTGATATTTTGCCTGAAATGGCTCTGCATACTGCTGAATGTTATCAGCAATCTTTTTCATATCCCAAGCATTGCAGAACTTGAGCATACGAATACCTACTTGACTAACTTCTTTTGGCACCGCGTTAGTTTTGATTGTTTCTTTAATTTTATTCTTAATGTCTTCAGGCTGTGCTGTTAAGTCGCACAACTGTACATTGCGTTGATAATCTTCTAGGACTCTGTGTTCGACGCCATTATGGTCGACCCAACGTTGCAACATTAGATTGTTCCAATTATATCCGCGAGTCTTACGATCTTGAAATGCCTCCATGAGACCAACTTTATTCTTTGACCCTTTCGTACGAACTCCCGGATAAGCCGAAAACACATTGTCGGATGTGTCGCCTCGCATACATTTTTCGAATAGCATCCATTCTGGATCTTGTGCAGGCTTAGGCTCTCCCGTCTTTTTGTCTTTAACTGGTTTACCTTTCGCATCAAATATTCCTTCGTGTGTAATATGTAAGTCACCTACACCGTTATATTGACTTACATTAGGGCCGATTAGCTGTGCAAAATCGCCATCTGTCGAAATAATAACATGTTTTGCATCTGGATGTGCTTGTATCCAACCTGCAATCAAGTCATCTGCTTCTAAGTTTTCATGACGCATTACAGTACAGTTAGTCTTTTCTGTAATA